GAGCATCGTCTTGGCCTGGTCAAGCGTCACCAGATCGAAGCTCGCCGCCGGCGTTATGACGCGGCTGATCTGATAGCGAGCGGCGACCGGCATCAGCGGCGCGCTTCCAACAGCGGATAGAAATCGCAGGTTACGATCGTGCCGTCGTCGTGCGTCAGGATCAGAATGCCGGCATCGTCCAGGCTCGCCGCGACGATGCTGCGGCCCGGGTCACCCTTCGGCCCCTTGGCGCCCGGTTCCCCGGCCTGCCCGCGCCTGCCTTGGATCGCGATGACCTGCCAGTCGGGGCCGGGGCATGCGCCGGGGTCGTCGATGCGGGCGGCAAAGCTCGCGCCGCCGAGCGCCACCACGTCGAGCGCCCGATATGCTTCACCGGCCGCCCAGGTGCCGCGGATGGTGAAGGACGCACCAGGCTCGCCGGGAGGCCCAGGAGCGCCGGGTTCGCCGGCTGGCCCCTCAGCCCCCGCCGGCCCAGCTTCCCCTCGCTCTCCGCGCTCCCCAGCGGCTCCACGCTCGCCCTGCGGCCCCGGTTCGCCATCGCGCAGTTGCCCAAGCCGCTCGGTTGTCAGTTCGTGCATCTGTAGCTTGAGGCTCAGCACCTCGGCGCGCAGTTCGGCGAGCATGCCGGCAACTTGCAGCCGCACCTCCCGCTCGATGCGGGCGGCATTGGCGCCAAGCTCGGCGGCGAGCGCCTCAAGCGGCGAGATTATTGGCGGCATGGAAGGCGCGGAGGACTCGTTGGGCGTCGGCATTGCCGTCCTGCGGGGGATTGTTGGGGGATGGCTGATCGGCGGGAGCGGGTGCCGGATCGGGCTGCGGCTTGGGCGGTTGCAGTTGCGCGCCGTAGCTCAGCGGCACGACCTGCTGCTGCACCCTTGGCATGTCGCCGTAACCGCCGGGCGTCTTTGCCAGGTCGAGTTCGCCGCGCGCCTCATCGGACGAATGAATGCCGCTGATGACGGAGCGCGCGAGCCCCTCGATCTGTTCGCGCCAGGCGCTGCGCAGCAATGCCTTGGTGTCGAATTCGAGATATTCGTCGGGCATGCCCTTGAGGGCAAACAGCAGGCCGAAGGCTTCCTCGATGTGATTCAGCGTGAAGCCGAGGCCATTGGCGATCCACGATTGCATCAGGAGTTCGGTGGAGGCGAACGGCGTGCCGCCGACGCCGAGGATTTGCAACGGCACGCGAAACGCCAGCGCGACGTTCTCCTGCGTCATCTTGAGGATTTCGGCGAGTTGCCCGTCGACCGCGGTGGTGGTGACCGGCTTCGCCTTCATGCCGTAATTGAGGAACGGCGTGTGGCCGGCGTTCTCGCCCTGCGTCTTATTGTTCCACTCGGCGCTTGCCGCCTGAATCTGTTCCTTGTTGAGCGGATGCGCCGGGTCGGTTTCGATGATAAAGCTCGGCCGCGCCTGGTTGAGATAGAACGCAACCTGCTGGTTCAGCGCGGCGCCGGACATCGCCAGATCGAGCGCCGCCGCCATGATCGGGCTCTCGCCTTTGAGCGGATGCCGCGGCGTGTGCAGCTTCACGTGCAGCACGTCGCGCGCCGGGAAGGATTCCGAGAGGTCGAGCCGCTGCTCGATGATCTCGTTGCCGCTTAGTTCGTAGAAGATCGAGCCGTCTTCGCCGAGGCCAACCTTGCCGCGGCGCATCAGGTGAATCTCGGTGATCTCAAACCGGCTGTTTCGGATGGCGAGGCCGAACGCTTCGCCGCTGGCGTAGAGGCTGCGCGTCAGGTTGAGCAGAAAGTCCGAGATCGACTGGTAGTCGTTCGGACGCTTCATCACCCGGGTCAGCGCCGAGGTGGTGACGCGCTCGCGCCCGCCGTTGTCGAGTTTGCGCCAGTGGTCCGGCGGGCACATCGCGATCGTCTGCGAATAGGCGCTGACGCACGCCTCGACCATCGCGCCCGACTGGCTATAGGGCTGGAGCGAATGGCCTGATTGCCACCAGTTCCAATACTTTCCGGCCGAGGCCGAAAGCCAGCCGTCGCTCAGGAAGTACGGCCCCGGCCGATACTGAGCCTCAGCGGCTCGGCTCGGCCAGGGCAATATGCGGGAAAGCCAGTTCGCCATTTACCGCGTGCGGTATGAGCCGCCGCTGCCGCCTTCCGGGTTCATCTCGCGCTCCCGCTGCTCGCGCTCCTGCTTGCGCTTGGCGCGCTCTTCCGGCGGCAGGTGATGCGTCCCTTCGAGGATCGCGTCGGCCTCCTCCTGCCCCGGCACCGGCGCTTCGGTCGGCCGCGGCTCTACCGTCGTCGTCGCGGTGGTTGTCCTGGCGGGTTGCTGCGCCGGCTGATCCTGCCGGTGCGCCGGCCGCTCGGCGTGCTCGTCCTTGCTGGTCTGCGACATGGGTAATCCTTTCCTGAGAAAAGCGGGGCGCGCGGCCCCGCACTCCGTTAACGGTGGATTTTATGGCGGCGCCCAATTGACGCCGGTCATCCACTGCACGAGGCCGGTGCGCCGCATCGCCCAATTGATGTTGACCAGCATGCGCAGCGCGATCTGCGCCGTCTGAAACATCGACTCGACCGGCGCCGCGACGACGTTCGGGGCACCGACGCCGCTGATGTTTTGCGGAGTCGTGTCTTCGATGTGCAGTGTCGCTTCCTCGGAGACATCGAATTCGAGGTTGCCGTTGACGCTGACAAAATCGGCGGCGTCGATGACGTAGACATTGCCGGTTGGCACCGTCGTCGACTCGATGATCTGGAAACGGCTGGTGAACTGGCTCGTCCAGCCGAATTGCACACCCGCCGGACCCGGCACCATCGACAGTTGCAGCCCCTGCGCCGGGTTCATAATCATCACCAGGCGGCGGCCGGCATTCAGCGCGTAGAACGGCCCGGTCAGCGCGGCGATATCCTTTAGCACCGCCGAATAGCCGCCGCCGGTTGCCGCGGTGATCGCCGCGACGCCGTTGGTGAGGCCGGCAGGCCGCACCGAGGTGCCCGCCGCGTTGTCGAGCAGCAGCGTATCGATCGTCACCGAAGTGTGGTTGCGGATCGCGTCGCGGCAGATGCCTTCGATCGCCGGCGTCGAGTACATCGCGATTTCACGGCTGAACCGGGTGATCACGCCCATTTTGTGCGGCAAGAGCGTGATCGAGGTCAGGCCGGCGCGGCGTACCGGGATCGGCTGCGCTTCACCGACGAACGAGCCGGTGATCGAAGGCGTCGCCGCCATCGAGGGTATCTTGATGGCGCCCTGACCCGGCCCGAAGCTCAGTGTGGTGCCGGCCCCGGACAGCGGATTGAACACCGAGTCGATCGGCAGCGATGCCATGAAATCGGCATTCGATGTCTGCACCAACTCCTGCGCCCAGGAGGGTTGCGTCGTGACGGCGCTCGTCTGCGCGGCGCGGGTTACCAGCATCGTCGCTTCGTCGTCACCCCAGCGGTCACGCACCACGTCATCGATCGCGCGGCGCTGGATGTAGGCTTGTAAGTGCGCCGCAGCGGCGCGGTACACATAATCGCGCCACTCGATGTCCTTGGTCGGAATGTTGAGCGGGCGCCGCGCGACGGCAGGCGCGGCAAGCGGCGGCAAGACCTGCTGTTGTGGCGGCGCGCTGCGCGGCGCGAGTGCCCGTTCCGATCGTTCTAGCTGCGACAGTTTACGGGTCCAGGTTTCCACCGCTTCGTTAAAGCCATCGGTGGCGTCGGGGTCGGCATTCTCGTCGGCGTGATGCGCCGTCAGGGCATCGCGGGCGGCGTTTAGGCGTGCTTGGGCGTCTTCGATCTGTGCTGCGAATGTCATGGGGGTCGCCTTTCGGTTCGGCGATTGAGGTCCGGCGTGCCCGCCCGTGCGTTTGATGACCGGCCTTCGTTCGGCGTGCTCGCCAAAGGCCAGGGCCATCGTCTCTTCGCTGGTGCCGAGCCCCCGCGCCACCGCAAGAGCTGCGGGGTTGGCGGGAACCGACACGAGCGAAACTTCGACCAATTCCTGTTTCAAGAACCGGGTGCCGCCGTTATGCGGCTCTGATTTCTGCGGCACGAAGCCGACGCTGACGGCGCGCAGGATGCCTTGCTCGACGAGCCCGATCAGCTCATCGATGCGCGCGCTGGTGCCGCGGGCGGCGAGTTGCAGGCGGCCCATCAGCCGATCGCCCTCGACCCGGATGTCGGTCCAGGTGCCGATCGGGAAGCTGCCGATATGGGTGAACAGCGCAATCGGGTTGCGCTTGAAGGCGGCGAGGCTCCAGCCGGCCGGCTCGATCGTGTCGCTGTAGCGATCGACCGTCGCGTCGGATAGGACGAACTCCATCCCGTCGCCCGGTGAGGCGACGGTCTTGTGAACCATCTTCATAGGAATGCCCCTGACAGGCAATAGGAAGGCCGCCGAGCGGCCTAAACCAATTTCAGGCGATCATTGCCTCGATATCGACAACCGCGCTGTCCTCAAGCGGCGCGACGCCGCACATCATGGCAAGCGCGACCGCGCCATCGATGCGCCCGGCCGAGCGGTCCTTGGCGAGCTTGCGATTGCCGGCCGGGTCGCTCTTAACCACCGCGTTCGCCATGCACATGCTCATCACGGGATGCCCGCCATGCGCCAGCCGGCCATTCAGGATCTCGGCTTCGAGCGCGCGCAGCGCGGGGCTCATATCCTGAAAACCCTGGCCGAATTCGGTAAATACCGCTTCAAGTTGTGGCTCGGTAAAACCGGACTTGAGCAGCCACGGTCTCAAATGCCGCATGCCCCAGCGATCGAATGCGATCTTGTGGATGTCGTAGCGGTCGAACAGTCCGCGCAGATATTCGGCGACGTACTCGTAATCGACCGAACGCCCGGGCGCCGCCAGCAGATAGCCCTCGCGGTGCCAGACATCGTAGGGCACGCGGTCCGCCCTCGCCTTCGCCGGTAGCCCGTCGCCCGGGAGCCAGAAAGTCGGATGTATCTGCCACA